CCCACACCTGATTAAACCAATCATGGAAGCGGATCCCACTATCAACGTGCTTGACCTTATCAAATCCGTTACCTTCATTACCGGATCGATCTATCAGAACGTCGAGCTGATGAAAAAAGACCCGGGATATTTAGCGAACCTCCTTTCCCAGGATGAGGCGACCCGCTCCCAGCTTCTGGATGGAAACTGGAAGATCAGGATTGAAGGATCGGATCTGATCAACTATGTTAAAATGAAGGATGCCTTCGGTAACTCATTTGTTTCCCGGGGCCTGAAATGCATCACTTCAGATATTGCCTTTGAGGGTTCCGATCTCTTCCTTGTTGGGGTCTGGGATGGAAGAAGGCTCATAGATCTGTTTCACATGGAAAAATCCAAGGGGGACGATGTGATAAACCTTTTACGAAAAGTTGCCAAGGATTACGGGATTCCTCAGAGCCACATTGTTTATGACGATGACGGGATAGGGGCTTTTATTACGGGATTCATAAAAAATGCCCGGTCCTTCAACGGAGGAACTAAGGCAAGGAAGGGACAGAACTACACCAATTTGAAAAGCCAGTGCTATTTCAAGCTTGCCGAAAGGATCAACAATGACGAGTATTACATCTCTCCCGAAATCGCAAAGAAAGTAATCAAAGGTAAAACCGTCGAGCAGCATATCATGGAGGAACGCCGGGCAATCAAAAAGCACAAACCCGACAATGATGGCAAGCTCTCAGTGATCCCAAAAGAGCAAATGAAAAACATCATAGGCCATTCACCCGACTTTATGGATACCCTCATGATGCGGGAATATTTTGAATTTATTACTCTCGAAAACCCATCGGTACCAATCTCAAAGAGCGCATACGGTCTTCATTAAATCCCGACTTTATATTTTAAACTAAATATAAGTATGCCCTCATTCTTAGCTTTACAAGAATCCCTCCAAGGGGATGTTGTCAAATTAATCAAAGCTTTATCGGTTGACACTCAGGAAACCCGTGAAACAGAGCTCTACATTAAAGAGTATGAAGGTGAAAGAACCCGCAGAACCAAAAGCGTTGGTCTTAAACCAAACAAGACAGTCACGGTTTATAACGAAAACGAGGCAACCGGTGAAGTAACCAAAGGAGAAACAAAAACGGTTATCACAGCCAAACTTGTACTGCCATTCCCGAAAAAGATTGTTCGCACCCGGGTTCACTTCCTGTTTGGCGGTAAAATGGTTGTTTCCGCTGCCAATGCTCAGGATGCTATTGTGGACTTTAAAAAACAGTGGTCCTCAAGTCTTAAGATGCAGAATGTTCTCAAAGAACTTGCCCGTACCTGCATGATCGAAACCAAGGCAGCTGTGATATTCTACCCGGCAACTGTAACTGTTAACGGTAAGGCAGAAGTGAAGCTTCGGGCTCAGATCTTAAATAAGGCAAAAGGAGATTTCTACCCTCATTTTGACGATTACGGGGATATGGACGCTTTTTTATACCTCTACAAAGCACTCACAGCCGAAGCCAAAGCAGTAGAAAAGGCAAGGATCTACACCGCTGACACTATTTTCACTTACATTAAGGACGGAGGAGCATGGAAAGAGGATGATACAGATCCAGAAACACTAGCTGTAAACAAACACACCTTTGGAAAGATTCCGGTTGTTTATGTGGAACAGAAGGAGCCTGAATGGGAATCCATTACCACAATGATGGATAATTTTGAAAACCGTATTTCCCGCCTGGCTGATACGAATGATTATTTCTCTGAGCCACTTCTTAAAATCTTTGGTAAAGCCTCCAAGCTCCCGGGTAAAGAAGAGGTCGGAAAAGTACTTGAATTCGATATGAATGAGGATGCCGATGGAAAACAAAGCCACGGGGATGCTGAATATGCTACATGGGATGATTCTCCTGAATCTATAAAGCTGGATCTAACAACCTCATGGGATTCGATATTTTCTATGACCAGTACTCCTGACTTATCATTCAACAACATCAAAGGAATCGGTAATGTTTCAGGGGTTTCCTTGAAACTTATGTTTCTGGATGCGTTTATAGCCAGAGGGGAAAAGATGGAGATTTTTGATCCGGCACTCAGAAGGTGTATTTCGGTAGTTATTTCCGGAATGGAGAATTATTCCAACATCAAAATGAAAGGGGATGTGTCAATAGATGACATAGAAGTATCATTTACTGATATACTTCCTTCCGATATTAAAGAACTTGTTGAAACCATATTTGCGGCCACGGGAGGAAAACAGTTCCTTTCTCAAAAGTCGGCAGTTTCGATTTCTCCATTTACCAACGACTCAGGCGAGGAAATCGGACTTATACAGAGCGAGACAACAGAAGCCGCTCCAAACGAATCATTTACTTAAACCTTAAATTATACTATTATGAAGGCAATTGAAGTGCTATTTGTGTTTTTGACCGCGCTGGTCACATTGGATTATAAAAAAGCTTTTGACAAGTCCTCAAAGACATGGGCTGATGGAAAGAACCCTAAAGATCTTGAATCATTACTTCCTGCAGGTCTTGAATTCTTTGAGATCGGAGCCATCAGGACAATGGGTAAAACCCGTATGACAATTGAAGCTGATTTGACAGCCGAAGGAGAAACAGAAACCGTAAGCTTTGACCTGGTTTGTGAATCATGGCCCGGTAAACTTGATATGTACGGAGATTGGGGCGTTGATCCTGAAAGCGTGAAGCAAGTTGAGTACGCAAAGGTTGTAGAGGAAGAAAAACCTGTTGAAACTCCGGTTAAACTTGCTCCGGCCCAGGTAAAGAAACTTAAAGGATTAACAGCCAAAGCTGAAGACCTTGGAATAAACATTCCTAAAGGGGTAGGTATTGAAGGGCTTGAAAAACTTATCGCTGAAGCGAAAGAAGGAGGCCAATAATGGAACCGCAAGTCGTTTTATCTGAATTCCTTGAAGCCTGGATAAAAAAAGACTGGGATAAAGTATTTTCCCACTGCCAAAAAACTTGGAAGGAAGGAAAAACCGCAAAGGACATTGAAAGCAAACTTTCTCGAAAACCTCGCGGCTTTGCTTTTGTATCCCATACCAATCTTGGAAACATCAGGCAGGAAATTAATGTTAAACTTTCTTTTTCTGATGGAGAGGTCACGATAAACCGCGCAATCCTAATTTGTGAATCCGCTCCATTTAATCCCGCTTCTTATGGTGACTGGGGAGTAAATCCGGTTTCCATCCTTCAGGTAGTTGAAGTAATAAGTAAACCCGAAACAAAAACCAAAGATGAAAGCAAGAAAAAAGGAAAAGTATAATGCCATTCAGGTGACAAGGGAGCTTAAGGATGAACAGGGACAAGCCACAATCCGCTCACTTATTACCGGGGTCACTCAGGTCGAATTATTTCCCGAACGGTTAAAGGTTTCTACCCGTTACGCATGTTACGACTTTGAGGTTGGAGACTGGATATTGAAGGATTCTAAAGGCGCCGTTCACAGGATCAGAGAAATTGATTTTAAAATGAACTACGAAATAGTTGAGTAATGCCAGACGAAACTATAAACTCATACGAAAAAAGATTCATGAAACAGATAGCAGCCCAAAACAGGGCTGTTTCTGCTATGTTCGATGAGTTTTCAAAAGGCGTCACACCACTACTTGCCCGCTACAAGAAACCCCCGATTGTTACCGATGTGTGGCTGATGAACAAGGAAATCGAATCAGCAATCAACAGCGAACTTCGCACACTCCAAAGGCGGATGAGCGAATTCATGAAGAGTGAAGCGGCTGCAGCATGGAACTTATCAGCTGATAAATCCGACGCTATGGTAAACGGTTACATCAAAGATCTTGCAGTAAGCGATATTGCAAAAGAGGGTCTTTTTAACCGGAATCTTGAAGCTCTCAAAGAATTTCAAAGCAGAACTGTTAACGGGCTTGGCCTTTCAGATAGGGTCTGGAAGGTTTGTGAGCAATCCAAGGAACAACTTGAGTTATACATGCAAAGCGGCCTTGCAACCGGAAGGAGCGCTGCCAATATTGCCGGGGATGTTAAGAAATACCTGAAGAACCCTGATGCAAGGTTCAGGCGTGTTAGGGATGAAAGCGGAAAGCTTGTTTTGAGTAAACCAATGAAGGACTACCACCCGGGCCAAGGTGTTTACAGATCCGCTTACAAGAATGCCCTACGAATGACCAGAACCGAAACCAATGCAGCTTACAGATCCGCTGATATGGAACGCTGGAAGAAGATTGATTTCGTGAAGGGGTATGAGGTGAAGCTTTCCAATAACCACCCGGCGGTCGATATTTGCGATTATCTGAAAGGAGAATATCCGAAAACCTTCTTTTTTGATGGCTGGCATCCAAACTGCTACTGTTATTGCGTTCCTGTACTTCCCTCTCAGGACGATTTTGTCACCTACCTGAACAATGATAAACTTCCCGGATCTCCCATCAAGGGAATTCCCCCATCCGCTGTAAAGTACATAAAAGACAGATCCGCATCTTTTGCCGGGATGAAAAACAAACCTTTCTGGCTAAAGAATAACTTTGTTTCCCGAAATGGGGTTTATTATCCTAAGGCGGGTGTTGATAAACCGCCAAAGATTACGGGGGTAATAAGGGAGAATCCTGTAACTATCCCAAATGTACCCATTGTTAATAAACCCGCATTTACTCCGGCTAAAAACATAAAAGAAGCCGAATCATTTGGAAGCAAATTATTCAGTGAGGCTAACTACAAAGGATTGAACCTTGACGGTATAAATTTAATTCATGAGAGATTTATTGAACTTGATTCAAAATATAAAAATATTGGATTGAACTATATTGGCAATTATCCGAGATACATGGAAAAGTTTAATGTTTCAAGGAAGCAAAAATTAGCAATGGGGTATAGTGATAAAAATAAATCAATCATAATGAACCCAAAATCAACAAAATTAGGGGCTTATACCGATGCTATTGATTATTATGCAAAAACCCATAGCTTGAAAGCGACAGAGCAAACATTAAAAATGATGAGGGCTCCAGATGAAGTTGTAAATTTGTTTGGTCAAAAAGCGCAAAGAATCCAAACTGTAAGCAGAAACCCTAAAGATGTGTTCACTCATGAGATAGGCCATAATATACAAGACAATTTAACAGATGAGTTATCATCAGAACTTTATTCAATTTTAAACGAAGAGAGAAAGAAGGGTTATACTTATTTGCTAAGTGATGATGCGTGGACTAACAATAAAGAATTTTTTGCGGAAAGTTTTGCGGCGTATAATATACCGGAAATGAGAAAATTCGTAAGCCCTAAAATATCTGAATTCATAACTAAATACTTATTAAAATGACACCTGAAAATATTGCGCCATGCTTTAATTGTAAGCGTTTTTATAAAAATACAATTTGTCCGGCTTTCCCTGAAGGTATTCCAGATGAAATTCTTTTAGGCGAAAACAACCATAAAAAACCGCTTCCAAACCAAAAAAACAAAATCGTTTACGAAAAAGTTTAGTTATAACTTAACAATATTTCAAGCCACTCTCCCCGGGTGGCTTTTTCATTTCCTCCAACCTCAAAGCGAGTTTATATTTTAAGCAATAAACTAAATCTGCTTTATGAAGGAAAAATTATTGGCATTACTGAAAACCAAATTTGTTGGGGTTCGGGAAGCAACATTGGAGAGGCTCGCCGCTAAAAAGGCTGAGACTGTCACAGAAGAAAGTCAATTACAGAC